CTTGGTGGTAACATTTTTCCTTTTGTAGAGGAAACCCTTAGTAATAGTATTCGTATACGCACCTTTCCAGAGTGTATTTGGGAAGAAGATCTAGTATGGCATCGCGATGCTAATGATAGACATATTCATATACTAAGCGGAGATGGCTGGAAACTACAGTTTGATAACGAACTTCCTTTTATACTTGAACAGTTTTGCACATACTATATTCCTAAAGAAACATATCATCGTGTTATAAAAGGCACTGGTGATCTTGTGATTGAAATTCAAGAATAGAATAAATACATGTATATAACATAGGAGTATAGTGTTATGGCTAAAACAAAATTCGATAATACGAAAAATGTTCTGGAGCCAACATTCAAGAAAACTAGTATTGGTGGCAATGATGCAATGATTAAAACTAGTACAATGAACAAAAGCAAAAGACGCAGTTATAAGAAATACAGAGGACAAGGAAGATAATATATGGGTAAAAAGAAAGGTGGAAAAAGTTCTGGATACGTTAGTAAAGGTGAAAGAACTTGTGTAGCACCCAAAAACCGTGTACATAGAAATGAGCGACATCCTGCAGAGAGAATGATTAATCAACTTAAAGCGTTTAGAGCAAATAAAAATGTAATGCTAACCATAGAGAATCCTGATACTTCAGCAAGGAATGAAAGATTTATTAGAGTTCCAGCAAAAAATATTTGGAGACAGCCTAGCAAATAGAAAGGTAAAGCAATGGCAAAGAAAAGACAAAGAGCGAAACAGGTATCCAAGGGTATCACGCATACTAATCCTAACAGGCTCGGAAATAGAATTGCTAAAGAGCAACGTAGAGAATATATGCAAAGTGGCATGAGACATCATAATCAGTTACTGGCATATATGGCGGGTAAGAAAGTGATGTTAACTATTCCTAACCCGAATACAAATGAGACAAACAAGAGGTTTATTCGTGTTCCTGCTAATGAAGTTTGGAAAACAGTAAGAAGAAAATGATTATTAGAGATATCGTTGAACGTAAAATGACCAAGTCGGAAAAGGCCAAAGAAGATCGCCTTAAAGATAAGTACGATGATAGCGATATGAAAAAGAATATGAAGAAACAGTATGGTGACAACTGGGAAGAAGTTTACTATGCTACTATTAGAAAAAAGTCAATGACTAAGGGTGCAAAATAATGAGATATAATGATATTATCACAGAACGTGAACTACAAGAAGGTCCAATGGACTGGATTAAACAAAAGGCCGGACAAGCGGCTGATTGGGCGGCAGACAAACTTGGTTATCAACCAAAACAGGCACCGGCAACAAAAGTAAACAAAGCGGCGGCACAAGATTTTGATTTTGATGATCCTAAGTATAGACCTCAAGTTAAACCACTTGACATGACAGGTGTTAAAACAGGTAGCAATGCTGATGATTTTGACTTTGATGCTAATTTGAGAAATCAACCTCAAGTTAAGCCACTTGACATGACAGGTGTTAAAACAAGTACCAACGACCAAGCACGTCGTCTTAACAAGGCTATAGATAATGATTTTCAAATGAGACGAGATGCGATGGCCGCTGGTTCAACTAATCTTAATGATATACAAGCATACAGACAGAAACAGGCTAAAGCAAATAAACAAGCAATCAATAAAATGGCTAAAGATCCAAATAGTCAATGGAATCAAAAAATTAACGTTGACGATCTATAAGGTAATTAAAACGTATGAGAGCAAATGAATTTAGAACTGTAGAACTATTGAGAGAAGGCGCACTTACTCATAGTGAGTTAGGTAAGCATTACGGTAGATATATTGGAATGTTTATTGATAAAGTAAACAATAATGAACCCTTTGAAATCATCAATCCAGAAAAGAAGATTGAACTTGGTGATCAAGTGGTACTAGACAAGTCCAGTGTCAATGCAATACTACAAGCATATTTTGGTCAAAATAAAATTCCTGATGCAGAAACTATTCAAGCAGATGGTGGCGGAAAAGTTATTCCACAAAGTGATCCTAACAAAGTTATTTTAAAAACTCAATTTGGTGGAGAAGTTAGTATTGGCCAACTTCGTAAACCGCCAGAATTTGGTAGTAAAAAAGGATTTAACACAGGACAAATTGCTGAAGGTGCTCTCGGCGCTGCGGTTGCTGCTCGTTTTATTAAACGTGAAGGTGAGATTACTCCTGACGATGTTATGTCAATTATTATTGGATTAGGTGCTGGTGAGGAATCAGGAAAAAATCTAAAAGCATCATACCAGGGTACTAGTGCTAATGATACAGTTTATTTTAATGTAGTATTACCCAAAGGCGATTACAACGCATTATATGGTGGTGTTTCAAAAGGTAATATGCACACTGATATGAGAGGCGTCATTAACAGTGCGGCGCAATATGCTAACAGTCAAGCAGTTACAGAAGCAATAAACAAAATTATTAAAGATAAAAATCCAAACAGTGTTACAATAAACAGTGATGGCGCAAGCGATCAAACTGGTACTAAAGCAGACTTGTTCCTAGATATTGATGGTACAACTGTTAACCTATTAAGCCTAAAAGCAGGCGATGTAAAACAGTTTGGTCAAGGTAGTGGATACACATATGATAAGTTAGATGAGTTCTTCACAACTACATTTGGTGTAGGCGTTCCAAAACAATATGAAGATGAATTAGATGGAACTGATCCAAAGGCGGCGTTTAGTATTATTCATGAAGTATATGCTGCTATTGGGCAAGAGATTCAAGCAGAATTATCAGGGCATAATATTCCAGCAGAAGCGGCCTTTATTGAAAGATTACACAAAGGAATTAATTTTCATGCCACCAGAGGTGATGATAATGTAACTATGGTTGTATTGAAAAAGACACCAAATGCTGCTGGATTTAAAGAATTACAATTTGGTCAGGCTCTACGTGATGCACTGGAGGGAGTAGATCTTGATGTAGAATATAAAACTCCAGGAACAGGAAGTGCTATTGTAGATGTATACGGTAAACGAGGTACAGAAAGATCACTACTTGTTAGAGCAAGAGGTAACTATAAGAGTGAGGGTAAGGGATATGTCCGCAACATTGTAGAGATGGGTCCTTTGCTAAAAGATCTTGCTGCAATTGAGCGCACCGCACAACAGCAGCAATGACATATTATGAGGGAAAAATGAAAATAATATGGAGTTGGTACACAAGCATTTAATTATTAGAGCAGAAACTAAGAATACCCCAACTGACCCTAGTTGGGCTCATGCATGGTTAGTAAAAGTAGTAAAAAATATTGGCATGAAAATTTGCCAAGGGCCTATGACAGCATATGTAGATGTTGTTGGTAATGCAGGATTAACAGGTGTAGTAATTATTGAGACGAGTCATATTGCTCTGCACGTTTGGGATGAAACAGATCCAGGACTTATGCAATTAGATGTTTATACTTGCGGTCCATTTGATCCGAATATTATTTTTGATATGATGCAAGAATTTGAACCAGTTAAAATGGAATATAAATATTTAGATAGAGAGAAAGGCCTCACTGAGGTAGACGTATAATGTGGGAAATGATACAAAACATGGCAAGTGATAGACTGTGGATTTACACAGGTATTGCTGGTAGTTTATTTGGCGCTGCATTCTTGTTTTGGTTTAAAGATACAAAGATGGCAACTTGGGCAGTTAGCAAGTTTGACCACATGTGTGAATACTTAGCAATTCGTTGGGGTTGGACATGGTTACAGAATGATCCAAATGCTTGGCGTGTAAAGTATCCCAAGATAACTTCTAAAATTGACGAATTAGAATCTCGTATTAAAAAATTAGAAAAATGAATCAAATAACTCTTGTGTGTACTCGCAGTGCTATAAATGCGAGCGCACTAACCTACATGATAAATCAGAGCCCTGATTACTATAATGTTAGTCATAATAATTTATGGCTAAATGAAGTCAGTGATAAATTTGGAACAGCACATACACTTAATGATTGGTGGAATGTGCCTAATAGTTTTAGTAGTTATACTAAAGAAGTACGCAATGCAGATGTTCTTACATTAAAACAATTAGAACATTTATCGGACCAGACGCAGGAAATTAACCTTGGTAAGAACATTGCATTGTTTACACATGCAACTAATCATAAAATTCTAAGTAATTGGGTTGAAACTTATAAGTTACCAATTAATATTGTAACAACGGTGATGGGTAGTTATAGTCATCTTTATGTAACCAGTTGGTTACGCAGAGAATACAATCATATAATGAATGATTGGACAAATGAAGAAGAGGCTTGGTACAATATATTGCATCAAAGAACAGTTAAAGATTTAGAATGGAAGAGTAAGAATACTCTGGAAATGCACGAGTGGTTATTGGATCCCAGTGTAATGTATACTAAATTAAGAATAAATCCTTGTTCAAATATAAATGAGTGGTTAAACGAATATAAAACAAAAAATGGCATAGTAGATTCATTTGATAATGATACATATTGGTCAGAAGAATATAGAGGTACAATGACAAAAATTTCAGTAATGCTTCGTTTGGTAAATATATTACTACAAGGTGGTGTAAGTATTAACACAGTTCAAATCTATGCAAAAAGATTTTATGAAGAACATATTTTAGATTGGAGCCTTTCTTGGAACGATCTAGACATTATGATTAAAAAATACATTGGTTTAAGTACTTGACACATCGCAAATAATAGCGTATAGTGTAACAACTATAACCCCTTAGGAGAAAAAAGATGTCAACATTTTCATCGGCAGATGTAGATAAACTAAAACGTATTATTCAAGAAGGAATTCACGTTACACAAGAAGTAGAAACACTTAAAGAAGGACTTCGCGACACGGTAAAAGCAATCGCTGAGGAACTTAATATCAAACCAGCAGTGCTTAATAAAGCAATTCGCATCGCTCATAAACAAGAAATGGGTAAGGCACGTGAAGAGTTTGACGAACTAGAGACTATTCTAGAGAGCGTTGGGCGTGGCGATTGAACAAAGTCATAGAATTCTGGCTAAACAGTTATCGTAGTGACAAGATTGCTTTTTATTTAGAATTAGTCAGTTTTGTATTCACAGTGGGTGCTAGTTTAACACTAGCACTCAACGCCGATCAACCAGATATGCGTGTAGTCTATCCTGGGTTCTTTATTGGCTCACTAACAGCAGTATTCGCATATAAGCGCAGACAACTTGTTTGGCCATTTTTATTAACGATGTATTTTGCATTTGTTAATGTTCTTGGCTTTGGCAAGGCAATGGGCTATTGGTAATGAATGACATTGAAAAAATAAAAAATACATGGTGTTTGACTCCTTGGTATGAAGTTTATCTTAAGCCAGAAGGTGGAGTTCGTTCTTGTTGTGACAACATACAAGAATCAGAATTTCAACTTAATGAAGTTAATGGTAATATTGATGTCGCGTTTAATCATGACCACTATAAAACAATAAGAAAAGAAATGCTCGAGGGGAAAGAGCCTGATGCATGTAGGCGTTGTTACGCAAAGGAACGAGAAACAGGAAGTAGTCTTAGAACAAGACGAAATAATGAATCATATCTTGATTATTTAGGCATGGAGTCCGAAAATATTGAAGATGTGATGAGAAATCTTAAAGTAGATTGGAGTCCGTCTAATATCAAAAAACTTAAAGTTGATTTTAGTAATGGTTGCAACCTAAAATGTTCTATGTGTAGCCCTCATAGAAGCACAGCATGGTTCAAAGATAAGATTGCAATGGATAAAGATTTTGATTATTCAGGATATTATTGGTGGCGACAAATCAAAGAACCTCTCGATACAGAGAAACAAAAATTTTATAGTTCAAGTATACCTATTGAATTTATAGATAACAACTGGAATTTTTTGCGTAATCTAAACTTAATAGAAGTTAGTGGCGGTGAACCTTTCTTTCACCCGCAATTTTTATATTTACTCGATAGATTAGTTGAAGAAAAATGGGATGGCAAACTTACACTTATAAGTAATATTACTCTTATGAATGATGACATCATTAAAAAACTAAGCAAATTGAATACAGGTATGTGTATTAGTATAGATGGCATTGGCGATCTTTACGAATATATAAGACCTGCAACTACTATTGGAAAGTATACATGGAGTGATATATCAGAAACTATACAAAAGTTAAAGTCTTTAAGAACAGACGTTAACGAACGAGGCATCTTATATACTTTTGGATATGTTCCACAACTGTTAAATTTTTATAATATCACTGACTGGTTAGACTTTAGTGTAAATGCACTGGGTGTTCTAGATGAAAATAGAGTAGATGTATTATCTGGAACTGTTTTATACGCACCTCACTTTTTAAAAATTTGTCACCACCCTGATCCACATGAAAAGAAAGCATTGAAAAATATCTTAGAAAAATGCTATTCTCATATAAGGGGTGTAGATAGTATCATTAAGGGTCTCGACGCTGAAACAAAATTTGAAGATTGGCAGGCATTCTGTAAGTATATGAATTTTCTTGACAAACAGCGAGAAACAAGTATAATTAAATATATTCCACAATTTGAAAAGTATTGGATCTATGACTAAACCTTATCAATGGCTTGCATGGTTAGCAACTGTAGTGCTTGTTAGTGCCGCCGCCCTCGCTAGTTTCGTGCCAGAACTGTACTGGCATCATTGGGCTTTTATTATTGCTAATTCCTTATGGATATTAGTAGGATATTTGTGGCGAGAAAATAGTCTACTTTGGATGAATATTCTGTTAACATTTATATATATTTTAGGATTGTTTTAATGAGTTACGTCGACGCCTTTTTAGATAAAGACAGAGATATTATTAATGTAATAGAACGTGTGAATGGGAAACGTGAGTATCGAGAATTTCCAGCACGTTATACTTTTTACTATCCTGATCCACGTGGTAAATTTACTAGCATATTTGGTGATAAATTAGAGCGTGTAATTTGTAATACCAGTAAAAAATTTAACACAGAGAAAAAAATAAACGGACATAAACGTCTATTTGAAAGTGATATTGACCCCGTATTTCGCTGTTTAGCGGATAATTATTTAGACAAAGAAGCACCTAAACTCAATGTAGCATTCTTTGATATTGAGGTTGATTTCAACAAGGAACTAGGTTTTAGTGAGCCTGATGATCCTTTTAATCCAGTTACAGCAGTAGCAATACATTTAGGTTGGCTTGATCGTACAATCTGTTTGGCTGTCGCTCCTAAAACTCTCACACAGGAACAAGCACAGGAAATTTGTAATAAGTTTCCTGATACTCTGCTTATGAAAGACGAAGCAGAACTACTTAATACATTCCTAGAACTTATTGATGATGCAGACATTATTAGTGGTTGGAACTCTGAAGGTTACGATATTCCTTACATGGTTAATCGTGTAGAGCGTGTACTTAGTCGCAGTCACACTCGCAAGTTCTGCTTGTGGCAGAAGTTTCCACGTGAACGTACACTAATCAAGTATGGTAAAGAGAGCCAAACATTTGAATTACAAGGGCGTATCCACTTAGACTATTTGGAACTGTATCGCAAGTATACATATCATGAAATGCATAGTTACAGCCTAGATGCTATTGGTGAGTATGAACTAGGTGAACGTAAAGTAGCATATGATGGCACACTAGATCAACTATACAACAATGACTTTGAAACATTCATTGCTTATAACAGGCAGGACGTTGACTTGCTTGTGCGTATGGATAAGAAACTACAGTTCATTGACTTAGCAAACGTATTGGCACACAGTAATACAGTGCCTATTCCCCGTACAATGGGAGCCGTCGCAGTTACAGACATGGCTATTGTTAACGAAGCGCATGGTCGTGGACTTATTGTTCCTGATAGACCTCGCGGTGAGAAGCCATTGCCAGCAGCTGGTGCATATGTTGCAAACCCTAAGAAAGGTATGCACAAGTGGGTTGGTTCAATTGACTTGAACAGTCTATATCCTAGTATCCTTCGTGCATGTAACATGAGTACAGAAACTATTATTGGACAAGTACGTCATACTATTACTCGTCCTATGATTGAGAGTTTTAATAATGAAATCCCAAAAGCATGGGATGGTAAGTTTGCATGTTTAGAATATGATTTAATTATGAACAAGGATAAAGATGAAATATTATATTTAGATATGGAATCTGGTGAATGTATGCAAGCAACTGGCGCTGAGATTTACGATATTGTTTTTAACAGTGGTCAACCTTGGATCCTTACAGCAAACGGCACCTTGTTTACATATGAGAAGCAGGGCATTGTTCCTGGTTTGCTAGAGCGTTGGTATTCAGAGCGTAAAGAGCTACAAGCAAAAGCCCGAGAAAGTAGAGACGATAAGGAACAATTTGCGTTTTGGGATAAGCGACAGCTCGTTAAAAAGATTAACTTGAATAGTTTGTATGGTGCTCTACTTAATCCAGGCAGCCGCTTCTTTGATGAACGTCTAGGACAGAGTACTACACTCACTGGCCGTTGTATTGCTAAACACATGGCTGCAGAAATCAATAATGTTATGGCTGGCGAGTATGATCATCTAGGTAAAGCGATTGTTTATGGCGATACTGACTCCGCCTACTTTAGTGCATATCCTGTTCTTAAAGATCAAATAGACAAAGGCGAAATTAATTGGGATAAAGACACAATTATCCAGTATTATGATGCAGCATGTGAGGAAGTTAATAAAACATTCCCAGGATTTATGAATCGTTCCTTCCATACTACACATGAACTTGGTGAGATCATTGCGGCAGGTAGAGAAGTTGTAGGTGAAGCAGGTATTTTTATTACAAAGAAACGTTATGCTATTCTAGTATTTGACCTGGAAGGAAAACGTGAAGATGTGGACGGTAAACCAGGCAAGATTAAGGCTATGGGCCTTGACTTGAAGCGAAGCGACACCCCAGACTATATGCAAACGTTTCTTGAAGAAATACTAATGATGGTACTAACAG